GTCATGACCCTGTTTCCGGGAAGATGCAGTACCTTATTAAGGCTTGGCCTAAAAATGTAAATAGCCTTGCTGAGTTGAATTTTCCTGGAGCCGTTCAGATTCCTTGCGGTAAGTGTATTGGCTGCCGTCTTGAGTATAGTCGTCAATGGGCTAATCGCTGTTTGCTGGAGCTTCAGTATCACGATAGCGCATACTTTGTGACTTTGACTTATAACGATGATGCCGTGCCTAGGTCGCTTTATGTTGATTCGGATACCGGAGAAGCCCATGAGTCTATGACCCTTCGGAAGCGTGATTTTCAGTTGTTTATGAAGCGGCTCCGGAGAGCGTTTTCTGATGATAAGATTCGTTTCTTTGCTGCCGGTGAGTATGGCGGTAAGACTTTCCGCCCGCATTATCATGCAATTCTGTTCGGACTTCATTTGAATGACTTGAAGTTGTATAAATTTTCTCGTGATGGTTTTAACTATTACACCAGTGAGAAATTACAAAAAGTTTGGGATTCTTCTTGTTTTTCTGGAAGGATATGCTATAATGATTGTAAGGGGAGTACTATACCCCTTGCTTCTAGAGGTTTTGTAGTGGTTGCCAATGTATCTTGGGATACCTGTGCCTACGTTGCCCGGTATGTGACGAAGAAGCTGATAGGCTTTGATGCTGAATTCTATGAAAAACACAATCTTGAAAAACCATTTTCGCTTATGTCTCGTCAGCCCGGTATTGGCAGACAGTATTATGACGACCACCCAACCCTTTACAACTTTTCCTATATCAACGTATCGACAGAGGACGGCGGAAAGAAGTTCCGCCCCCCTAAGTATTTTGACCGTTTGAAATCTCTTGATGATCCTGAGTTTTATGAGCAAATGAAAGCTGACCGGCGGTCATTTGCTGAATTGTCTCAGGTTGTGAAAGGTAAAGGCACTTCGTTATCATTTTTGGATTCTTTGAAAGTTGAGGAGTCTTTAAAATCTGATAAAATAAAAATTTTAAGGAGGAATAAACTTGACTAGACGTAAAAGACATGACAAGGCGATGTTTCGCCGTACTGCTGCCGGTTCGAAGAAAATCAATATCGAGCCGAAAATTTATCGCGGAGGTATCCGGCTGTGATAGTATGTCCTTATGTTCCTGAGATGTATTTCCGTGATATTATGGAAGTTTGTTTCTGTGAGCTATGTTCTGGATGTACTTTAAAGGCTGATATTTTCGCCGGTGTCGACCCTATCGATGCTTATATTTCTGAAAGTGAGGATAAGAAAGTATGAAATTCGGTATTTATGCTGTTCGTGATGTGAAGGTTGGTTTTCAGAGTATTTCTGTCCAACCTAACGATGCCGTTGCCGTGCGTGGTTTTGAGTCTACCGTTATCAATTCTGATTCGGTTCTGTTTACTCATTCCGAAGACTTTTCTTTGTTTAAGCTCGGCGAGTTTGATGTTGAGTCTGGCCGTATTACGGCCCTTGACTTACCTATGCAGCTGGTCGAGGCTTCTGCTTGCCTGAAAAAGTGAGGTGCTGTGATGTCTATTTTCAAAACTCAGTTTGATCCACATGACCGTGTAGCTGCCGTTCTCGGCGAGCCTGATAAAATTCTTTATTCTGCGAAGTTCGATGATAAGGGCGTGATGGACCTTGTTGAAACAGGTCGCGAAAATCTTTATGAGTACATTCAGTCTCATAAAGAATCTTGCGACATACACGTTATCCTTGATAGATTTGCACGTGGAGACGTTGGAGCGTTAGAACGTGTCCAAGGTGTATATGGAGACTTTAGCAACGTGCCTAAGTCTTATGCTGATATGCTTAATCTTGTTCATAGCGCTGAAGATGCCTTTTCTCGTCTTCCGGTTGATCAACGCGCTAAGTACGGGCACAGCTTTGAACGTTGGTTAGTTGAGTTTTCTCCGGCGATTGATTCTACTCAGGCCCCGGCTGTTCCTGTCGATAAAATTGAAGATGTCATTTCTCCTCAGGATAGCGCGCCGAAGGCGCAGGTGCCGTAGGCCGTTGGTTGAATTGCTGGTCGGAGTGCAGTTTACGTTTTTTTGGCTTGAGCTGCACTCCCTTTTCCTCTCGTGTTTTGATTCATCAAAAATTGCTATTAAGGAGTGTTTTATTTGAATCGTAATACTAATACCCACTTTGCATTAAATCCTACTCGTCTTGATATGAGCCGTTCTACTTTTAATCGTGATTCTTCTGTTAAGACCTCTTTCAATGTTGGAGATATTGTACCATTTTTTATAGAGGAAGTGCTTCCTGGTGATACCTTTGATATCACGACTTCTAAAGTCGTTCGTATGCCTTCTTTGCTTACTCCCATCATGGATAATCTCTATCTTGATACCTATTACTTTTTTGTGCCTAATCGCCTTTGTTGGACCCATTGGCGTGAGCTTATGGGCGAGAATACTCAATCCGCCTGGATTCCGTCCGTGGAATATCAGGTGCCGCAGGTTACGGCTCCTGAAGGAGGTTGGGCTATTGGCACTATTGCTGACTATTTCGGCATTCCTACTGGTGTCGCTAATCTGTCTGTTAACGCTCTTCCTTTTAGGGCATACGCCTTAATTTGTAATGAATGGTTCCGCGACGAGAACCTTTCTGACCCTCTGAATATCCCTGTTGATGATGCCACTGTTGCCGGTGTGAATACCGGTATTTTTGTCACTGACGTTGCGAAAGGTGGCAAGCCTTATAAAGCTGCAAAGTATCATGATTATTTTACCAGTTGTTTGCCTGCTCCTCAGAAAGGCCCTGATGTTAAGATTCCTGTTGCTCTGTCTGCAAATCTTCCTGTTGTTCCTTTGGTTGATAAGGTGCCGTCTAATTTGATTACTACTCAGGCTTATACTGCTACTATGGTCAATGGTGGTAGTAATGATGGCGTTCTGGCTTTTGATGGTAATGGTGAGCAGATTACTGATAGAACATCTGGCTCTTATACCGGTGTTGGTATCCCGGTTATTAATAACCTTTGGGCAGTTGAGCAGGATCCCGTTGCTGCTACTATCAACCAGCTACGTACTGCTTTCCAGATTCAGAAGCTTTATGAGCGTGACGCACGTGGTGGTTCTAGGTATATTGAGATTCTGAAATCTCATTTTGGAGTGACTTCTCCTGATGCGCGGCTCCAGCGTCCTGAGTATCTTGGCGGTAATCGTATTCCTATCGTTATTGACGAGATTCGACAGACTTCTGCAACTGCTGTTTCCGGTACTCCTCAGGGCACTCCTACCGGTCAGAGCCGTACTACCGATGTTCACCACGATGTGAAGAAGTCTTTCGTGGAGCATGGTTTCATCATCGGCGTTATGGTCGCTCGGTATGACCATACTTATCAGCAGGGCCTTGAACGTTTCTGGAGCAGGAAAGACCGTTTTGATTATTACTGGCCGGTGTTTGCTAACCTCGGAGAGCAAGCTGTTCTGAATAAGGAGATTTTTGCACAAGGAAGTGCAGAGGATGATGAAGTTTTTGGTTATCAAGAAGCTTGGGCTGATTACCGTTATAAGCCCTCTCGCGTTACTGGCGAGATGCGTTCTTCTGCTGCGCAGTCTTTGGATATCTGGCATCTTGCGGACGATTATAGCAGTCGTCCTTCCCTCTCTGATGCTTGGATTCGCGAAGATTCTGGTACGGTTAATCGTGTCTTGGCAGTGAGCGAAGCGAACTCTAACCAACTTTGGTGTGACATTTTCGTGAAAAACCGTGCTACTCGGCCTATGCCGCTTTATTCTATTCCCGGTCTTATCGATCATCATTAAGGAGGTGTCTTAATGCCTTGGTCACCTTTTCCCGGTGGCCCCGTCTACGCGACGGGGCCCTCTGGTTCTGCGTCCTCTGCGTCCATGGTATCTTCTGGCTCCTCGATTTCTCCGGCTTCTTTTTCTGATGGTTTGTCTAAAATTAGTGGCATCACTTCCGCTAATAATGCGTGGTCTGCTCAACAGGCTTCACAGCTTCGTGACTGGCAGTCCCGCGAAGCTGAGAAAGTTCGCAAGTATAATTCTCGCGAAGCCGAGAAGAATCGTAGCTGGCAGCAGTTTATGAGTAGTTCTGCTCATCAGCGAGAAATTGAAGACCTTAAGAAAGCCGGTTTAAATCCCGTTTTGAGCGTTTTAGGCGGTAATGGTGCTTCTACTACCTCCGGAGCTACAGCGAGCGCACAGGCGCCTTCCGGCGCCATGGGAAGCACTGATTTTTCCGGTGCTCAGTCTCTCGTTGGTTTACTTGGTAGCTTTTTGAATCAGCAAACACAGTTAGCGCAGATGAATACTTCTGCCTTGACGAATCTTGCTGTTGCTGATAAGTATAATGCTATGAGTAAGTATACTGCTGAACTTGGCGCATCTACTCAGCTTCAAACAACTGCGATGAACAATGCTGTTGCTAGGTTTGTTTCTAAAAATAATCTTTCTGCTGCTCAGGCTAGTGCAGCTGCTCAGGTTACCGCCGCAAATATTCATGCCGCTGCACAAAAGTATTCTGTTGATGTAAATTCTGTTACACAAAAAGAAGTTGCTCAAATTAACGGTGACATCAATAAAGAGCTTCGGCAAATGGGTATTGATGCTCAATTTGATTTAAGTTATAATGACTTCCTTGAAGAATGGACGCTGTATCAGTATTTCGGTAGGTCAGGCGAGCTAGGTAGTTTAGTTGGTCAGATTACTTCCAATGCTTTTTATAGTTCCGGTGGTGAAGCCGGTTCAAGTGCTTTGTCTGCTTTGCGTAGTAGTGGCTATCGTTCTCGTGGTCGCGGTAGCGGCTTTGAGAAATAACTTCGTGGGGGTCTGGGACCATATATTTCTTGATGTATATGGTCCCAGTGACACCACGACTAGAGAGGAGTGTTTAATATGACTTTTGAGGATGCTGTTTATCTGGTTTATACAGGTCTTGGTGCTTGGCTTGTTGTCGAGCTTATTCGATGGTTGAGGAGATGGTGATTTGTCCTGTTATCATCCTTTACTAGGCCTTCCAAAAGGTCATGACCCTGTTTCCGGGAAGATGCAGTACCTTATTAAGGCTTGGCCTAAAAAGTCATATTAAACACTCCTCTCTAGTCGTGGTGTCACTGGGACCATATACAT